ACCAGATTCTAAATTCTTTAATTTATTGAAATCAACTTGATTAATATAGAGAGTAATTATATTTTCTCCAGTAATTTCGGCCCACATGTCTTCTTTTTTAAAGTTTTCAGATAAAATATTGATTGCTTCCGAAGCTTCCAAGGTTGATGAATAATCTATTTGGATTTCTTTGTAACCTATTTTTTCCAATAGTTCCTTTTCTGCTATCATCTCAGTTCCCCTTTCGTTAACATAACTAAACAACTTGAAACGTACTGAAACAATTTAGCATCATTCCAACTAAATGTCATAATTTATTCTCCTTATTACCCACGCTCAAAGGGCTGTTCCATCCCCGAATTGTAGTACGCAATTCATCTCCCTCCTATAGAGGATGGGAGAATTCTTGCTATGTTTTAGTTAAAAATTTCATTAATTATTGTTTCAATAACATAAATTATTACAATAATTATTACAGTTACCGAGAAAATCCACAAAGGAACCATAAGTGGTGCTAACACCACTTGCCAAGGCCAGTCAATAAAATCTAACAATTTAGCAATTGCCAATATACCCGTTAAAACAATTATTGTAACTATTACACTTATAGTAAACCTTTTTGAGTTCATGCACATTCCTCCAATTCTTCTTGTTCTGTTTCGTCTGTGTTACCTTCGAGTTCTTCAATCTCTGTCATCATTTGACACAAGGCTTCCAGTTCTTCTTCACCCATCTTCTGTCCCCACTTCTCTCCAACTTCGATGTCAGACTTAAGACCACAATCAAGAGGTAAAGCATTACACATAACATCAGCAATTCGTCTTAAATTTTCGATTCCGATATTTTCAGGAACGTCAAAGATTATTTCATCATGCACCCAAAGTACAATTTTTACACCTAACTCTTTCAAAAGTGGCTGTAGTTTGATAGAAGCTAACTTAACCATATCTGCACTCGAACCCTGAATAATGGAATTTATAGCCATTCTTAAACCTCTACCTATCATCCACTTCTTGCCTGAGAACACTTCTTCATGAACTCTTCTTTTACGACCCAACATTGTTTTTGAGTAACCTTGATGTAAAATAAGCTGCGTCTGTTCAGCCATCCACCTTTTAACACCAGGATAAGCATCAAAGTAACCTGTGATATAAACCTTGGCTTCCTCTTCGGAAATCTCAAGTGTATCTGCAAGACCTTTTTCTGACATTCCATAAATGATACCAAAGTTTACTGTCTTAGCAGACTTTCTGAATTTCTCATACTGCACTCCTAATTCAGCATCTTTACGAAGCTGTTCTGGGTCTTTTGTTCTTATCAGACCTTCATTGAACCATTTATTAAGATGTTCTTCATCTGTAAATAAGCTATCTACAAAGTTACCGTCCTTATCATGGAACAATGAATACATATTTCTGCGATATTCAAAGTCCTCGTAAGTTACTTTATCCTCAAAAGACCTATTCCACATCCCCACCGCAGTCATACTGTGGACATCTTTACCGCTCTTATAAATGTCCATCAGCACAGGGTCTTTACTTACATGAGTTAATACACGCAATTCCTGCTGACTAAAATCTATGCTTGCCAATAATCTACCTTCGTCTGCTATGAACGCATTACGAATTAGGCCACCCACCCTTGCGGGGATTTGCTGTAAATTAGGGTCTTTAGAACTCATACGACCAGTCTTTGTGCCGACTGTATTAAAAGAAGTATGAATCCTACCACTAATAATCATTTTTGGTAGCTTATCAGCAAAAGCAGTTGTTAGCTTAGCTTTCTCACTGTAGTCAAGCAACAACTGAATAACAGGATGATGTTTTTTAAGTTTCTTAAGAGTTTTCTTATCTGTACTCTTTGGTTTATCTTTATTAACTTGAGGAAGTTTTAGTTTAACATACAGGGCCTCTGCCTTCTGAATAGGTGAATTGAGGTTTATCTTTCCTGTGTAAGCCCATATTTTCTGCCTTAATTCCTCAAGCTCTGCATGAAGCTGTTTAGCAACTACGTTTTCAAGATAATCTTTATCTAATCTAACACCTTGCTGTTCAGCTTCAGCAACAATTTTTACAAATGGTATCTCAACATCAAACAGTAAAGAACGTATTTCCGAAAGCGTTTCTCTATTAAGAAACTTCATCTGGAACTGGTATAGCTTATAAGTTAGTTCAGTGTCTTTTATAGCGTAATAAGCTGCTAAATTACCTGTCCTGGTATGTGGATTGAGCTTTATAGGTACTTTGTCAAAAGTTACTTTTCCGAACAACACTGAGAACCTGTCAGCAGGTATCTTTAAATATTTAGGTGCCAAATCCTTTAACGCTTTTGACTGGTTCTCATCAAGCAAAGCTTGAGCTATCATAGTATCAAAATAGCAGTCTACATCAATACCCATCCAATTGTGTAATACATGGTAGTCAAACTTATAATTATGCCAGATAAGTTTACGTTTCTTATCTTCCAGTAAAGGTTTTAATGCCTTCGACACCACTTCTTTAGGTAGACAATCTACATAATCAACACCAACAACTGGATTTTCAACCGTAATAGGTGGTGGTGCAAATTGAGTAGACTCATTTTTGATATCATCAATGTGTTTTAGCGGTATATAATATCCCTTATCAGGTGCATACATTGATATACCTACGATATCGTGAATAAAAGGATTTTTACCGAGTGTTTCTGTATCAACTGCCAGCTCTTCTTGTTGTGCTATCCACTCGCACAGCTTATTTAACTGTTCAATTGTCCATACTGTTTCATAGTGTTCTGGTAAAACAGTATTATTAGCCAATTCAAGAATTTGTTGTTCCTTTTTAGTAAGCTTCCTTGGTTTCGATGCTTTATCTGCTGTTTTTGCTCGTATTTTTTTCTTCGTTGTTTTTTCATCTCTATCTGCTAAAAGTTTATCAACCTCTTGCAAAACTGACATAGGTATCACCCCTGATGGGAATATACGTTACATGTTATTAAATAGTTAAATTAAAAAAATAAAAACCTCGAAATCTTATTCGAGGTTTTTATTCTACATCAAATGTAGCTTTAGAATGGATAATCGTCATCACTATCATCAACAGGCTTTTCACCCTTAGCAATAGATTCAGCAGCAGAAGCCCCACCTTCAAGAATAGCAAGAATTTCTTCTCTTGTCATCGGTGCAACTTTTTCTTCAATATTAGGAATTTCATATTGAGACAAATCAATATCAGCAGGCTTTGCCTGAATAAAGAACTGATAAGTGGTATCCAACCCGTCTCCCTGTCTAACAACTTTGAAATCATGCTTTGTAAGGTCGCCGTACTCTTCTACCAGTCCCAGTATCGTTCTGATTGTCTCTTTTGAAGCCTTGAAAATCTTTACCTTGTCGGCACCAATATCTATTACAGGAATATAAGCCTTAAAAGCAGCCCTCTTTCCAGCATGGCATAAAGGACAAATATTCTTACCAAGACAAGTCAATGTTTTCCACTGGCCACCAATCTGTTCTGTGTGTTCATATACACCGATGATTTCATCTGCTGGTACAGCAATTCTAATCCTGATAGATTCTCCGCTCTTCAGCTTTACATACTCAACACTCTTTTCGAAATTTTCTTTGATTGCTTGTAGACCTTTCATCATAAATATCATTCTCCCTTTCGATTTTTGAATTTTCGATTTGGCGTGTATCGCCACATCAATAATATACGAATTGAATAAGAAAATAGTTAAATACAACTGAGCTTGTTAATCACAAGCTCCACCCTCTATAGGTGTGGTAGTTGACATATCTAACAATTCATCTATTTTTTGAATAAGTTCAATTGAATACCCCGCACCTTTGAGATAGTCAAGAAAAACATCAATTTGATCTGCTATTGTTATCCAACCAGGAAAACACCTTACTATGGTGGTTTCATTGTTAAATTCATCAATATATTGCATTTTTATAATTGCCTTTGAATTTTCCATAAAACAACCCCCTTATGAATTTTTTTCACAAGAGGGTTATACGAAACCATTTATTACTAAGTTAAATAGTCGCAAAGTTTTCCAACTTTCTTAATATATTTTTCCAGATTATTGATATATTAGCCTTAGAACAACATAATATATCTGCTATTTCTTTGTGAGAATACCCTGCCGCCCTCAACCTAAATATCTCTTTTTCACGTTCAGTAAGGCCAAAGTTTTCTATTATATCACAAACAGTATCCACTACAGCATATTGACTATCAACTTCTCCCAAAACAACCTGTTTAGTCACTATATCATTATTCTCATTTTCATCCTCATCATAATTATCCGCAAGCAATACTGCATTAACAATCATCAAGTTTGAAGCTGAACCAGCATGTCTATAAATATCTTTGATTTGATTGTTGATAATATGAGTAAAGTAAGTAGAAGCTTTACCTTTTGAAGCATCATAGTTCTTAATAGCTGTGTAAACTTTAAGTAAAACTTCTTGCACAACGTCATCGGTTTCCATTCCTGCAAAAGTCTTACCTCTGACTTTGCTTTCTATATAACCACGTATCTTTGCAAGAAACAGTTCAATTTCACCTAAAGCGAGTAGCTCTTCAAAGTTTCTTTCTAAGGACGCTTCTGCCATACAGTTCACTTCTCCTTTATAATTTTTGAATAATTTTTGACCAGTCGATGTGAAAGCTTTCAAAAGGAACTACTTCAATTTGACCGATCAACCCCCTTTGCAATAAATCATTTGCATCTTTGCAACTTATTTCTTCCTGGTTCCATGTATTTACTCCAAACATAGCACCAGGATACTTAACCATATTTACCCTGATTGGGTACTTAATAAGTGAATTATAAGATTGATAGGCGCATCGTAAACCATAGATATCATTATCGTAAAAAAGGTTCACTTCTTTCACGCCTGCTTTTAATAGTTCCCTAATCTGTTCGTTAAATAGAATACGTCCTAAGATAGCACCTGCTGGTAATTTACTTTGATAACAAGACATTGTATCGGTCTCTGATTCCGTCAAAAATAAAGACGATACGTTGCCCTGTGCTTGCAGCAAATAGTATAGACCATACACAATATCTTTTTTGTAAAGGTTTTTTTCATTCAAGAATCCTTTTCTATCAACGAATCTATACTTAAAAAACCGTAAATTACCATTACTCGCTCTAACAGGTATGACCATCGCTTGTTTTTTCTCATCATACCCTATTTCATATTTACACAGCGTTCTTTCTGTAAACCCCCTACCATAAAAATATGGATGACGTTTGCCTACAAACTGTTCCAATTCTGACTCAAGGTGAGAAACTATCTTATCCTTATGCCTCCCACCATCCAATATCAAGTCAATATCCAAACGTGGTCGTTCTTTCACAGAAATGGAAGCGTAATTTTTCAAAATGTACATTTCTGCATGTACTTCTGTAGGTAACTCAAGTACATGAGCTACCAATTGAGGTAATGTACCACTATGGCCACACCCAAAACAGTTAAATGTGTAAGGATATTCTTTTAATATACCACAGGAGGGATTATTTTCAACATGAAAAGGACAGCAAAACATAAAATTGTCTCCAGAAGACTTCACCTTCTGAAACGCAGTAGGGTTATAACTGAATTGCGAATTGTTTCGCCATTCGATTTCCAAATCCTCTAAGATTTCGTCTATATCTAAGAAAAGAGTTTCTAACGACTTTGTTGCCACGTTCATTACCACCTCGATTAGTAGTTGGTTTTATTATACACAAACATTGAATTCATGTCAACCATAAATTCGAATAATTAATCTAACTATTGATCTAACTTCGTTCAGTTACAACAAAACTTTTACCAAAAAAGTTTGTTTAAATTTTGTCATAATTATAACACATGGCAATATTGTTGTCAAACAACAGAAAAAAACAGAGAGCAGGTATTTCTCTCTGTTATTTAATAGGAGTGTATTTTACTTTATTTCGCTCATAAAAAAAGCCACCTTCATTGGTATCTGCAGGACACCAAACTTTACCCAACATATCCCCAAGCTGTGGGCAGAAATTATATAAATCCTTTCTAACCTGCTCTACTGCTTCCTGAAGTTCAGGGGCTGCATGAGTTCCTTTTCTACGCAGATGATAAACATATCTCCAATCTCTGAAAGACATTTCAGAAATATTATCACAAGCGCATGAAAGCCCTACATTTCCTCTTAAAACATCAGGATTGTCAATCAAATCTTTTCTAACATACCCCCACGAAGTAAGCACATACTTGTCTATCTCCTGTGGAAGTTTATCTCTAATTTTAAAAAGTGGAAGTATCTTATCTTTGTAATAATCAGATATTTCTGGTACATCAGAAGATTTCTTACTAGCCCTGGTTGAGCTACGAATAATAGTCATACGTTTTGAATGTGCGTCGTAATCATCCTGGCCGCCTCGATGTAAACCTTCCATAAATACAATAATCTTAATAAATTCCAATATTTTTTCATGCTCGAAACGCACACCATACTTTATAACCTTATCCATATATTCATTAAATTCTTTTGTAGGATTTATTACTCGCCCCCACCTATCTGTCGAAACAGCCACATGATACTTAATATCTTCAAGCCTTGCTTGATCTAAGTTCCTTTTTGTAACATATAAAGATGCTATCGCAGGAACATACCCTGTTACTTCAATAACTTGTGCTTTCATCTAAATATCTCCCCCATACCACATGATTGAAGTCAGTGGCTTGCGGACGCTATAGTTTTGTCATATAATCAACTCGCTCTTTCCCAAACCACCCAATAGTGACCTCAAAACAGCCAAAGTACCAAGCTTACGAGTAGCTCTCCATAATTCTTTTTCAAGTATTTTTGTTAACTTTGTTTTACTCATAGTTTGGCACCTTCAAAAAGTTGAAGTATCTATCGTATCCTCTTCCCAAATACCTGTATCAATCTTTACACGGAAGAATACATCGACATCTTTTCTGCCTCCCCTGTTCTTCTTCAGAGACAGCTTAAATAAATCCCCATCTATAAGCCGAAGGGTTATAACCCTGGTGGCTTTCTGAGCAGGGTTATCTGATTCTTGTATTTCGTAAAGCTCAGGAGTAACTGTCGGGTCTTTTTTAGCGTTCTTGGCCGCTTCACGTCCAGCCTGTGCAATAAGCATTGTAGGGGTCCTGGTATAAAGATTTATCTCTCGAATGGCCGAAGTAGCATTAACTATCCTTTTACGGATATCCCGTTCACCAGTTCCATCGCTGATATCATACAACTGGTCAATAACCATAAAAGCAGGCTTTTCTGATTCGACAATAGCTCTTATATCATTAGGTGTGAAAGCCTTGCCATTATTTGCTTCTTGACTCAATATCAGAAAACTAGTGTCCTTTTTAGACAGCTCTTCAAGATACTCTCTGTAAAGCTCAGGGTCTTGTAGCTTACCTTGATTAAGAGCAGTATTTGAAAAGTGCTGCTTTAGAGTATCCAATCTGTATGATATTTCAAGCTCAGGCATTTCTGTTGTTATATAGATTATTGGTGCATTTACCTTTGCTTGCTGTACATACTTCCATACTTGAAAAGCAAAATAAGCCCCTACCAACGATTTTCCTTCATTCGTTCTACCTGATAAAAGAATAAGATCATCATCACGCCAGCCACCAGTGAGGCTATCCAGCATTGAATGACCTGTTGGTAATCCAGGTATTCCTTCCTTACCATGCTTTTCCATATACTGCTTATATCTATCCAAAGCGTTCTTGACCCAATCATAACGAGTCATTTTGTGGGTGTAGGTCTTTAAAAGTTTATCAATATCAGACCTCATCTTCCACATCGCTTCGATAGTCTTGCCTTCACTAACCAACTGGGCATTTGCTGTCAATATAGGTCTGTACTCTGTGTAAGCTTTTTGTTCCCTGAGAACATTTACAAGATAATCAACAGCGTCAAGGTTCTCAAGCTTCTTAAAATCTTCAAACTCCGTAGCAATTAATTCTTGCGAAGGTAGTTGATTATGCTGTTTTATAAAGTCTTCAATAAACTGTACTACATCCCCTAGTACAAAAAAATATGATTTATCAATGCCAAGCTTATAAAGATAGGCGGGGTCTTTAGATATCAACCAATGATTTATCAACTGCAGTTCTTCAATCACGATATCTCGACCCCCTTCTATCTTTGCCGTTTAATTCTATCCACAGTGAGTTCCTCGAAAGTCTTGACACATTCCTGGCCCCCAAGTATTCCTCTGACTTCAAAACCACAGGCGAAAAATTAGAAGTAACTATCGTAGATAACCTGTTATTAAATCTATAATTGAGAAGCAAATAAGTTTGCTCTCTAGTAAATCTTGAGAGGATACCTGCCCCGATATCATCTATTAATAGCAAGGGAACAGATTTGATGGTTTCAAACAAATCCTGGGCTTCTTCATTATCATCAAAGTTTCTTAAGTCATTCATCAATTGAGCGTATTCTACAAATATAGCCACAGGATGTTCATAATCAAACCGAGTTAAGCATGTCTTATAAATATAATGATTAAATATAACTGCAGCATTATAAGTCTTTCCTGTTCCACATTCAGTACCTGTTATAAGAATGTTTATGCCTTTATCAACGGACTCCACAACATTCTCAACAATCGGTTTCAATTTCTCATATGCGTCCTTGTTATAGTCATCTATCTTATAGTTATAGATATTTGCATAAAGGTACTCCTGTGGTAATAAAGACATTTCCAATGCTCTGTATAATCTTTTGTTTTCTGCACACCAATCCCTTGTTGGATCGGGGGTCACAGCCCCCGATAACTTTCCACAAAAGGGTTTGGCCACACAATCCTTGCATTCAGGATATAGTAGCTTCATCTAAATTAAGGCATGGAGACCCCAACTTCTTTAAGTTGGGGAGGAAACGCCTTTCCTCCTTTCCTATAATTAGGTGTTATGACCTGTATAACGTAGTCCTCTAAAGACTTAGGGTAGTCAACCTGAGCTTTTACAAGCTCCACCCTCCATAGGGTGGGGTAGTTGACAACATTCCCCCTAGTCTCTTTTCCAGAAGTCGTCCTCCGATGTCTGAGGAACAGGTTCTTGCTTTTTACTTTGGACATAAAATGAGGGGATACTACCAGTACGAAGGAGAGTGTCTAACAGTTGCTGTGTTCTTGCAGACGAAAAATTCTGGACATTCTGAGGTTCAACAATCTCAGGATGTTCCATAAATAAATCTATTAATGTTTTAACAAGCTCTTTATTCTCCCTCTGCCTTAATACATTTTTCATAAAAATAACATCGTTCTCTGCATTTTTGTAATACGGGATACCTCTATGAGCAAAATACTGATCTCCAAAATAATCGCAAAAATCAGAAGCATTCCAATCACTTAATGCTTTAGAATTATAGCTTACGGATTTTTTGCGCTTATTCTTTGCTTCCTCATTCACCAGACTATCATACTTAGGTGGTACAGGTGGGAGTCTCCTATTAAACCCTATAGTAACCTTAATAGATTGTTCTTCACAATCACACGTACTATCCGTACCATCTATCCCATAATTAAAAAACCACTGATAAACTTTATCCTTCAAACTAAATGGGTTTTCAGAAGAATTAACTTCATGGAACAACTCTGATTCCATATAAGCTTTTCTTCTCTTTGTCCACTCTTCTACATCCAAGCTAAGCTCTACTCTTATTGCATGTAGTAACTCTGAATGATAAAGAAGCTTTATAGCCTGAAGCTCTCTTATCTTATATACAAGTGGTTTATTTCTCCCGTTACTGACTGTCTCTATCAACCCGACATTCCTTAATTCATTTAAATACTTTTCAAGGGTTGCTTTTGTCCAGTCTAAATAATCTATAAGGGTTACTTGAGTTGGAAAACAATCCCTTTTATTACCATAAGCAAAACCGCAAATTGCTGCGTATAATATTTTTGCCCTATCTGAAAGGAAGTATGAATACAGTATTTTGTTAGGTATGATTGTATGCCCGTTAATCTCACCAAAGTTGTAAATAAAGTCGTTTTCTTTATTACACAACTTCAGTTCTATTAATTCGTTGTCCATAAAATAAACCCCCTCGCCCATTATTTTGTTCCTCGAACATCTTATACGATTTTGGTCTATCGATAGTTAAACATCATAGACACAAATCTGTATTGACACTGGTTAGACTTCTAGTGTAAAATATAAATAATTCAAAATTATGGGGGTGGTAACGTGCGAGAACTTAAACTATTTGAAGACTACATGAGACAAAGAAATCTATCTAACAATACAATTGATAGTTATTTAAGAAATTTAAGACTTTTCTTTGAACATACTAAACTATCCGTATCGGAGGTAACAAAAGAAGATATTAAAGGATATCTAAAATATATCAGAGAAAATGGTATGGCCGTTTCCTCGACAAACCAGAAGTTATCTGCTTTAAAAACATTTTATAGATTTTGTGTAAAAGAGAATATCACAAAAACTAACCCCGCCGAGGTAATAGAATCAGGTAAAGTTGAAAAAAGACTTCCTGTAACGCTTGATATAACCGAAGCCGAAATGTTTATAGAGAAAGCTAATAATCTTAGAGATGCTGTCATATTTGAGATTTTATATGGTACAGGAGTTCGTAGGGAAGAGTTAATATCAATCAGAACAAAAGACATAAATTTTAAAAGAAAGTATATACGAATTTTTGGAAAAGGTAGTAAAGAAAGAATTGTTCCTATCAATGACACAGCATTGAAAAAGATAAAAGAACTAATTAAAACACAGAACAGCGAATGGCTATTTCCAAGTATCAAACATCCTGGACAGCATATATCAAAACGCAGGTTAAATGAAATTGTTAAAGCATACTCTGACAAACTTGGATTTGAAGGAATTACACCACATAAATTCAGACACACTTTTGGTACTCTTCTTTACAATAATGGTGCAGATATTAAAGCTATTCAAGATATGATGGGCCATGAAAGTATTGACACTACCAACATCTACGCAAAAGTTTCTATAAAACGAAACCTAACAGAATATCTCAAATGCCACCCACGAGCGGCAACAGTGTAAAAGAAGGGACGTATTAATACGTCCCTTCTTTTATAAAATCTTCTCGTCTCCATTTTCTAGGTAACTTCCTGTCAAAAGTTAGCCCACCTTCTACATCAGGCCGCCACGGTCTTGCCCAGGTGTGAATTACTGCCCTACCACTGAAATAGGCGTTTGGCTGTCTCACAAAGAAATACGAAGGAATATGGTACCTATAAAATCCACCTACGACAAAAGCTTGAGAATTCTTGTCATCTACATCAAACTGTCTCAATATAGCAGTAGCAGTAATCTCACTTACCATGAATAAGTCAGCATTTGAAATCAAACTCTTGTGTTGAGAATATTCTACATGGCTTCGGACATCTGTAGTATCGCTTCTTCTCTTAACACCACCCGATACGAAATCAATATCACTACTTCTTCTAACTACTACATTAGAAATAACATCACTGGGCGGTGGTATTACAACACAAGATTCAATTGAATAATTTTCAAACTGTTTTATAAATGCACTTGCATAAATATCTTTACTTACTCTAAGACTATACCTACTTAATATATAATCATTTGTCACATACACACTAGAAGGCATATCTTTCTTTTCAAATGCACGAATTCGTACAAAACCAACATTATCACTAGACTTTCTCAGTCTATAACTACTTAATATATAATCATTTGTCACATACATACTAGAAGGCATATCTTTCTTTTCAAATGCACGAATTCGTACAAAACCAACATTATCACTAGACTTTCTCAGTCTATAACTACTAACTACCCAGGGAACATTAACCTCCGCATCTGAAGGTACATCCTTCAAATGCCTTCCTCTAAGCACAGCATTTGATGTAAAATTATTATGAATTCTAAAATACGCTTTGCCTGTAGGTTGTTGCTGTGTATAAGCAACTGAACTTATATCTAACAAGCCATCTTGACGAACCACAGCAAAACCATTAAAATAAGACGACCTTACGACTTCTGCATCAGATAACCAAACCTTTTTAAGAATAAATGCTGTATCCGCTCTTTCAAATATACCTTCATCAGGAGGAATTGACACTGAACTGAACAACTCTTTCCTGCCTGGGATATATGCTCTACTTTCGCCTAGATATGGGTTCTTGTAAGCCCCGCCTGCCAAATCTTTTCTATCCTTAATAAATACATAACCTGGCCTATAATCACTAATAACAGGCGTTGCTGAACTTGTAATATAAGGTTTATTCTTCCACGCTTTACCCTCAACAAGATTAGTATCTCTTTTTATAGCATTACCAAATAGATAGCTCTTTTCCCTCAACCGATAACTACTATAAAAGTCTTTGGTAGAAACAGTTCTAACGGTAGCATTACCACCAAAGAAACACTCACCAGTCTCTCCAGCCCAACTAGGGTCTGTATACCTTACTTCAA